GCACTTATCAAAATGGCGCTCTACATGATTTGGGTGTGCTACGCGGGTGGGCTAAGCAAAAGCGGGCCAACCGCGAATCACATCTTGAAGCATCCTCCCCACGCACTGAGACCAAAGACACCCCAGACTACGCCGTTGCTATCAAAACTGACGTTGATGGTTTGCTCGGTTTCTGCAATGGGTTCGTTGCCCAAGTCAAAACCCCCAATGATAAGGGCTCAGAAACTAATCACTTCTTACATACTGTTCGCCATGTTTTTGGTCCTCACTTCGACCCCAAGAATGGTAAAACCAAGATGCAAATATGGTGTAATGTCCGATCCAATGTGCCTAACACACGGCCCACCCGCGCCTGGGTGGACGTCACTAAAGCAGTTGAGCACTTGGAAATCAATAATCATGCTGACCTTGTTCGACTCAACCTCAAGCACTTAACTAATCTTGGCGTCAGCAACGCTGGGTCTGCTAAGTTTAGTCGGTCCGTCAGCTACGGCCCGGTAATGATGTACGCCATAGAACCCGATTTGAAGCAAATGCGGACTATTGACGTAGCGTTTGAGACTACCCATGGCATGGACACTCAAGCTGGTGACTGCGGCGCTGCCATCATCGACATTGGCACAAACACTGTGCGCGGCATGCACGTGTTGGGTTCTAAAACTACCAACCATTGCATATCTAGCGTACCTATGCTTCTTTGGAATGACCCTAGGGTCGTGATGCGCCGTTTGGCTGAAACTGTGCCTGCCAGTGCTCAATGCTTAGAGCCGCCTAGTTCTTGGTCTGATCATCCTTTAGTTAAAGACGGCGTAGGTGTTCGTCTTTACCGTGATCGCGTCCGTCCCCTACCCGGCGCCACGTCGGACGTGTATGTCCTGACTACTGGCAATAGTGCTCCTGAATTGTTCATGAAGCAATATTACCGAGACCTCCATGATGAGGTTAACGCCAAGTACGCCAAAGCCAAGCCTACACCTGGTGTTCTTGACGCTAGCTTCCTTCGCTACGGCGCCACGGACATTCCTACCTACGTCGTTTCTATCATGAACAAGGCTAGTGCCTTTGTAACTCGGCACTTTGACTACTGCAGGGGCCCAATCGGGCCTTTAGTCCTCGACGTAGATCTCGTACTGCAGAATCTCAATTTGAATTCCATGGCAG